TTAGTCGAGCGTTCTGACCCAGGAAAGCAGGCGTTCTGCGACTAGCATCAACCCCTCTGGGTCCTCTCCTTTATATACCGAAGCGGCAACCTCTAGACAGCTCAGGCGGACCTGCTCGGCAAACATCTGTTGCTCGGGAGTGAGTGGGATGCTGCTCCTGGTGGTGAGGTAGCGATGAACCGCAGATCTGGATATCTCGAAGCCCTTATCAGACAGCCAGTCGGTATGGTCGTTGATCGTCCAAGCGGGGTGCGTCCGGTAATTGCTCAACAGCTCCGCGCGCAGGCCTTCTGGCAAAGTGTCGATTGTGGATTTCTTGCCCATTCTCACTGCTCCGAATGAAAAAGAAAGGCCGGCTAGGTCGCCGGCCGATCGAAGTCCAGTTTACCTTGGTCCCGATCAAACTTCCGATCCTGGATCCTCTTCAGCAGCTTGTAAATAGAGCTTGGAGTCAGATCGTACTTGCGAGCCAGGGCATGGTGGTTGCGCCCGTTGAATTCCGCGAGGATCTGCAGGTCGCGCTTGGTGAGACGGTGGTGGTAGTCGGATGGGATGTACAGCGTCGCGCCGCGCCACTGGTTCGCTAGATGGTCAGCAACGGCGCTACCGGCCTGCTCAGCCAGGGACGCCTCGATACCATGTTCCGTCAGAACCGTTGCCGTGTGGGCTGCAATATCGTCGAGCAGCTCATGGCGAGTCTCTGCCAGTATGGATCCCTGCTTCATACGTCCCCCTTCACTTGGCTTCAACCGCAGCGCTCAGCGCATCCACCAGGGCCTTGAGAATTGGACGCTGACGCTGCCAGCCCTTCGGTAGGTGATCCAATCCAGCAGCCTGTTCTGGATGCTCGATGCCGAGGTGTTGGCAGAGGCGATCCACTTCGGCCCGCAGGTGCCGTTTCTCCTGCTCGACGTGCAGCGCTGCCAGGACTGCCTTCACCTGGTCCGGCTTTCTAGCCAGCCAAGCGACTTTTGCTACGCCGAACATCTGCTTGGCGATCTTGTCCGCGTAGCTCCAAGGAAGCCGCATCTCGGTCAGCTGGGCCTCGATGACCTCGATCTCGGCCGGAAGCTTGCTGAAGTTGTGCGGCTTCCCGGCTGCGCGCTTGCTGGGTTGAGGCTTCCAGCCCAGGCGCTTGAACTCCTCCAGGAGCTTTTCTGCCTGACGCAGGGTGAGATCCTTTGAGGAGGCCTTGCCGAACATGGCCTGGAGCTTCTGCCGGTAGACGTCCTCGGCCAGGCCGAGCTGCTGGCGGGCGATATGGATCTTGCTGAGCAGTGCTTTTGCCAGGGCCATTACTTGGTCTCCTGACCGATCTGAAGGAACTTGCTGCCGTTCGCGTCGAGCAGCTCCATTGCCTTCACCTCGACCTTGGCCGACTCGATGATCACCGAGCCGACCTGAGCAACGGCTTTGGCGCGCTCGATATCAAGGGGCTCATCCTTGTCCAGAAGCCCTTCCAGGGTTGCGAAAAGGTGGTTCCGCAGATCCTCAACTTTGTTTTTCATGCTCGATCTCCCGAATGGTGCGCTTGAGCTTGCCGACCGCACGGATGGCGTCTTTCAGCTCTGGCGGGTAGCGATGGATGGTGTTGCGCCGCATGCGCTCGGCGCGGGTGATCAATTCCAGGTTGTCCAGGGCGATGTTCTGCTTGTTGCCATCTCGAAAGCACAGGCAGTGCCCGGCAGGCACTGGGCCGTTGTGCTCTTCCCACAGCAACGTGTGGACTGCGATCCAGTCCCGAGGCGGGTAGCCGGTGTCGGTTACCTTGCGCTGCAGGTATCCGTCCTTGCTGACCCTATGGCTGCCCACCGGCCTCCAGTTACCTGGCTTGCTACCCGGCCTGAATTGGGTTTCAGCCATGCGACCAGTCGACCCGAAGCCCTTGCGCCCCTTGTTCCAGGGTTCATGACCCTCGGCAAATCGGAACTCGACTCCCTCCGAACCATCCAGACGGCGGGATTCCTGGCTCTTCAGGAACTCAGCAGACTTGCTAAGGCTGAGCTGCCTGGCCTTCTTGTAGATAGTCTGGATAGAGCGCCCGATGTCCTCGGCAATGCGCTCTGTTGGCTCGTCTGCATAGCGCTGGCGCAGCTGCTCGATCTCGCCCTGACTCCATGGCCTGCGGTTCCTGCACGCTATGCGATGGCGTAGGCGTTTATCAGCTCTAGCAAGAGCGTCCTGGGCCAGTTGACTGAGCGGGGCAGCCACGTCACACCCCGTGCGCCAAACGGGCCACTGGCTGGTAGCCAACGCCATGGTGGAGCTGGGCACGTTTGCCTGCGGCATACCCAGCTTCGCTGGCAACCTCGTCGCGACTCTTCAGCTTGCGGCGCTTCATCTCGAACTGACCGACGTCGGCATGGTGCTTTGCCATGTAGGCCTGAATCGCGTCAGCGATACCGTCGTCCACGCCAGCGAACTGGTCGACCTTGGCGTACACCGCTTCGATCCAGCCATGCGCGAAGGCATCACCGCGGGCGACCTTGGTGGACCGTTTGCAGCGCTTCTGCGTGCCCAGGTATTCCTTGCGGGCTTTCTGCAGCTGGCGCTCCAGTACCTGGTAGGCGTAGCCGGAAAGCTCCGGAGCAGCTGCGCAGCCGATGAACAGGAACGAGGCACTCTGGAAAACGGACGAGCAGATGATGAGCTGGGTACCGAAGGCGTGGCCGCACACCTGGGCCAATCGCACCCGCCACGCAGGAGGCTTGCCATCCGAACCAGCTGGAAATCGGGCTTCGCCTGCCATGCTGGCCAGAACATCACCCATCTCCAGGTTGTAGGCCTCCATCAGCTTGTGCGCCTGGCGCAGTGCAATCTCGGCCTCGTTCGGGTTGGAACCCCGTCCCTTGGCCATTTCCAGGCACTTTTTGATCTTTTCGAGGATGCGATCCTGGTCCATATCACACCCCCGCCAGATCGAGGTTGATTGCTTCGTACTGGTCAGAGTCTCCAACTCGCTCATACAGGCGGATGTAGCTGCGACTACCGTTGACCTGGAGTGCATCACCGATTGCTTCCATCGCCCTGTTCCAGCGTGGGTCGTCGATGTTGTGCCGGCGCAGCCCGAGGATCCGCGAAGTACGCAACTGTCCGGAGCGGTCTACCCGGAAGGCATCGTTGATCACCACCTGCAGGCCAGGGTGAGCATGTTCGGTCCACTCGCGCAGGCACTCGTCAATCAGCTCCTTCGCGGACTGCAGGTTCTCGTTGAACTCGATGAGATCTTGGTTCGCGCGCATCAGCTTGTAGCGCCCGTCGAAGCTGGTCAGGGTCAGGTTGCCCTTCTGGCCGCGGAACTTGACGCCGTACTGCTCGGCGCTGATCTGTTCCAGGGTCTCGATCTCTCCGAAAGTTTCACGCTTGAACTCGGCCAACATCTCGCTGATCAGCTTGGCCTTCTCGACAGCGACCAGGACCACCTTGTCGCGCAGCAGGTCGCTGGGTTTGATGGCTGCCTCGGGCACCAGACGATTGAGTGCGTCTTTGCGGTAGCCGGCCGGGATTTCGGTGAAAGGGGTTTGGTTCTCAGCCATGTCTCGGCTCCTGCAGTTCGGCTTCGATGGCGCGGTCGATCTGGCTGATCGCCGCAAGAATCAGGGCGCCGGCCTTCACCAGGTTGCGGCGCGCGTCCAAGCTGGGCTTCCAGCTGGTGGCCTCCCACGGCCAGTAGTTCGGCACCACCTGGGAGATCTCAGGCAGGCGATCAGGGCTGTGCATCTGCAGAGAGGCCTCCTCGGCGTAGCAGGCGGCGGCGATCGCCAGCTCGCCGTTGAAGTGCTCGTCATCGTGCTGCTCGGTGAAGCCCTCGACGTGGATCTGGCGGCGGCGTTCTGCGAGCACGTCGACGCCAGCGACCGAGTACTGCTCGACCGGGGAGATCTGAGCGATGGCATCGGCGATCTTGGTGCTGAGTTCCTGGCCGGGGCCGCTGGAAGCACGGCCTACATAGGGCTGGGCTTGGCGTAGCAGATCGACGAGGATCACGTTGGCAATTAGGGCGTTCATCAGTGCACCTTCCTTGCGGCCTGGGCCGCGCGTTGTTCCTGCAGGTACTCGGCCATCGGCTTCATTTCGGCGTGGAGCTTCGAGTAGCTTTCGGAGATGAACAGGTCCAGCAGCTTGACCAGCATGCCGTCCAGCTTCTGGCAGCCAACCTTCAGCTCGATGAGCTGCTGATCCTTCGCGAAGCCGTCCTGCAGGAGATCCTTCAGGGCCTGACGGCAGTCCTGCTCGCTCATGGCGTCGACGTTCATCATTGGGGTGTAGGCGTGCGTGATGACTTCGCTCATTGGTCCTGCTCCTTCACCGGAGTCAGCCAAGCCACGTCAACGCCGCGGATGGTGACGACGTTGTGGGTGTACTTACCCTCGGTTCGATAGCGCATGCCGCGGATATCCGAGAGGAAGTTCGACTTCACCAGGTCGGAGTCTTCGGCGCGGATGAAGATGCGGTTGTCGCTCTGCACCAGGGCCACGATCTCAATACCCGCGGCGTGCAGATCGCGGGTCATGGCGTTGAATGCGGCCAACTGCTTGGCCAGCTCCTCGGTGAGGTAAACCAGCGCCGGTGTGGCCGGCGGCTGGCGATCGATCTGCAGCTGGTGGACGCTTCCCATGTCACACCCCCTTGACGACTTCAGCAGTGACAAGGGGCTCGCCCAGCTCGGCAGCGAGGTTCATAGCGGCCACCACCAGATTGCCGATGGCCAGCGGATAAAGCTGGCTGGTCTTGTCGCGGCCACTGGTGCTCAGGCGATCGATCAGGGCCTGCACACCGCAGGCGCTCATGATCTCCTTCAGCGGCTTCTGGATCCGGCTGAGGCGGAACTCCAGGTGCTGCTCAACGCCTGCAACCGCGATCGGGAGGAGTTCGGCGATCTCGATACGCTGGACCACCTCGCGCACTTCGCCGTTGCGAGGGCTGAGCTTCACCGCCAGCTCGGGTTGGCCGATCAGGATGATGCTGACCAGCTTGGTAAACCCGGACTCCAGCTCGCGCAGGCGCTTCAGCTGTTTCAGGGTCGGGATCGGGAGACTGTGGGCCTCCTCGATGATGAGTACGTGCCGGAAGCCAGCAGCGTGGCTGGTCTTCAGCGCTTTGTGCAGCTGCAGGAAGCGAGCCTCGGGCGAGGACTTAGCTTTCTCCAAGGGCGCCACAGCCGCCATGATCGACTCGGCGATGTGGGTCGACTTCAAGGTCTTGCCCTTGACGTCGTTGTCTTCCATGGCCAGCACATACGGCTCGATGACAATCACCGGGGCGGATTCGCGTTCCAGGCGGTTCACCAGATCGCGGCGCAGCGTGGATTTGCCAGCGCCAGACTCGCCGATGACAGCGAGGAAGCCGTCGTGCTTGGCAACCTGGTACATGCTCTCGCGGACGTGACGGATGTCGTTGCTGAGGAACATGTCGTCGGCCGACTGCAGGTCATCGAAGGGGTCGCGGAACAGGCCGAACGCCTTGCGGGTGGCTGGCAGCAGGGGTTGTTTCGGCATTAGCATGGGCTCGCACTCCTGGTCGTTTACTTGGTCGTTCTCGGTCGGGGATGCAGGGGCCTCCGCGTTGGCGCGCGGGGGCTCCACTTCTTCGAAGGCCTGGCGCGCGTGGTCGAATTGCGCGCCTTGCCCCATCAGATATTCGGTGATGCGCCAGGCCAGCTGCTGCTGGTCCAGCGACTTCGGCCACTGGCCGTGGTTGATCAGTTGGGCGATCGCCGCCGGGCTCAGCTCGACAGCTCGCGCGAGGTCGGCTTGGGTCTTGCCGACGTTGGCCAGCACTTCCTTGAGCTTCAGCATTACGAGTTACCTCCTACAACGCGCAGGCCAGGCCGGGCGGGCTTGCGCAGTTGGTGAGTGATGGCGTCGAGCTGCTCCTCCGGCACGCCGTTGGGATAGTTCTCCTTGAGCCAGGACATGGAATTCGAGGTCCAGGCATCGCCCAGGCGCGCGCGCAGCTGCTTGGCGGCCTCGATGTGGTTGAGTGGTGGGATCTCGATGGTCGGCAGCACCAGGTCGTGCTGAGTGCCGCGCCGAGGCATGAACGTCGGCAGCTGGGCGTCCTCGATCCGCTGATAGGGCTTCAACTGGCCGCCGAAGGGGATGGCGCGGTCCTTGCGAGCCTGCTTTGCCTCCTCCTCGGTCTCTGCGCCCATGGCCAAAAGCTGGGCTTCCTTGCGGGCGGTCTGCGCGGGCGTGTCGGCGTGGCGTTTGAACTCCTCGTCAACTACCGCCGCAGTGCTGGCGAAGCCGTACTCGCCGCGCTCCAGCTTCAGCACGACGTAGAAGGTTTCGCGGCCATTCGCATCGGTGGCCACCACCTGGGCAGCATCGCTTTGCCACGGGTTGCGGGTAATCATCAGCTTGTCGCCGACCATCACGCCGGGCACGGTCGAGACGTCGTACTCCGCGCCCTGGAAGCTGACACGCAGCTTGGTCGAGACATTGCGGCTCTCCGGCTCGGCAACAGCGAGCTGGCGGCATACGTCGACGTTCGGCACCTTCACCAGCTCATGCTCGCGGATGCGCAGCCACGCCGCGGTACGGTTCATGCCATGGCGCGAATGGATGGCGGTCGCGTTGAAGTACTCCCGCCAGCGCCTGGCCATGGCGTTCAGCTCGTCCAGGTCGGCCACGGGCTGGAAGCGCAGTCCCGCCTCGAACTTCCGTTCGATGATGTTCCGCGCGTTCTCCACCTGGCCTGTCACCCGCGCCGCACCAGGTGCGTGAGCAATGACCTTAATGCCGAGCGAGCGGCAGAGGTTGCGGGCCATCGCCGAGGTGTTCGCCGAGCCGGGGTCCATCATCAGGATCTCGGGGCGGCCGTGCATGACGTCGGCGCCACCGCGCTCCTGCATGGCGTTGATCAACACGTTGCAGAGGTTCTCGCCGCTCTCCGCCCCCATGACGTATTCCAGGTAGATCCAACCGGCGGCGTGGGAGGTGATCTCGTAAGACCAGACGCGGTTGGCGGCAATGCGCGCCAAGTTCCGCGGCTTGTTCTTGTAGAACTGATCGTGCTCCATTACGCGCAGGCCGTTGGCCTTGGGATCAGCGCCGGGCTTGAGGTAGTAGAGGACGCAGAGCGAGGCGTCGATCTGCCATACATGGTTCGGATGCCGGCTGGCCAGCTCGGTGACCGGCGCCGGCTGCATCAGCTGGTCCGGGTGCAGCTTGTAGCCATGCAGGGCGCGGCCGATGGCGCTCAGCGAGAGCGGGCGGATCTCGCCTGACTCCTGGTCGAAGGTGTCGGCCTTGATCATACCGCTGGCGCGCAATGCGTCGACGGCATCACCGAGGCTATACAGGCGCTTCTCGTTGCGGCGCGCAGACTCCATCAGCGTTGTGCTGATCAGTAGCGCTTCGTCTCGGCTCAGGGCGCTCTTGCCAGCATCGGCCCGGCGCTTGCGGGCGGACGTATCCACGGCGACATCACCGAGCTTGCGGTAGATAGAAGCCGTGGACATGCCCAGGCGCTGCGCCGCCGCTTCGACCAACTGGGTACGCTGGCCGCGCGGGGCTTCACGCAGCGCGCGCTCCAGGTCCACAAGGGCGTGGGTGATGACGGCGCTCATGGCTTAGCCCTCGCTCGCGGCGGACAACGGGGTTACACCTGCAGGCTGAATCCAGCCGAAATCGCTGGCTTCCCCTGTTGCGTCGGCCTCCGGCAGCTGGAACTCCTCGCGGATCTGCAGGAGCAGCAGCTCCAGCTGGCGGACCAGCCCTGCCTGGAAGCCACGATGGTCAGTGCCCGTCTCTTCGGCGTGGGCAGCCATCACCGAGAAGGCCTCGCGCAGCTTGCCGCTGATGTCGGCTTCCGCTTCGAAGGCGATGCCGATCACTTCCTGGCGCAGCTCCTTCACCGCCTCATCTGCGGCCATGGTCTCGATGCGGCGGCGAGCCTTGGCGAGCTGCTGCGTGGTTTCGTCCAGCTCCGCCCGCTTCTTGGCAAGTACTTCACCCTGGGCTTCGTAGTCGGCCTGCAGGTCCTCGACTTGCTTATGCAGGGCTTTCTTTTCCTTGTCGTGGGTAGCGATCAGCTCCTCGGCCAGGTACTCCACTGCGTCCTTGTTGCCCTGCTTGGCCGCTTCGATCAGGGCGCTGCGGGCGTCTTCCGGCAGACGGCGCCACTGACGCAGCTCGCGGTAACCGATACCCATGCGGGACATGGATTCCAGGGCTTCTTCGCCGAACTGACGCAGGTTGGCGATAGCCTCATTGGCATGTTGAGGTGCCCAGCCAAGCAGATTGCAGAATTCGTCCCAGGTCCCGGAAAACTGAAGACCGTCTTCACCGCGCCCTCCCTGGAGGGCCCGATAGAGCTTGTTTTCCTTGACGAAAGCCAGTTTGGAAATGAAGACCGTCTTCGAAAATTTGGCGAAGGAGTCCGCCATCTGCGCCTGGCCTAGCAGCTGATTTACCAGGTCGCGCTCTTCCCCCATGCCCGAGGCCAGCGCGGCAGCGTTTTGCACCATTGCGATGGCTTCGTTGTTCAGCGGCGCGTCTTGCGCCAGGTCAGCTTTCTGCTGAGCGTTGCGTCCCATGTTGTTCTCCCCTCAGGTCAGCGGCTGGCGCCTGCCAGCACTCGTTGGTTGATCTCGTTGATACGGTTCTGCGCGTTGGCCATCTCGTTGGCATGCGCCTGGGCGATCTGCAGGAGCGCGATGCCTGGGGCGTAGCGTCCGGTGTCCAGCTTGGTTGCCAGTCCCGAATCGACCAGCGTGGACAGGTAGCGCGTGATGTTGGCGGGGCTCTCGTCGAGCGCTTTGGCCAGCTCACCGTTGGAAAGGCCCATCAGGCTATGGCCCTTCAGGGCCTTGAGGACGCGCAGCACACGCAGCGCGGTATCGTTCGTGCGAGGCTTGTTCATGCGCGGCGCTCCATTGGCACGACAACCAGTGCGCCAAATTTCGTGATGCCGCACTGGCCACCAAGCGCATCGGCCAGCTGTTGCTGCAGCCCCATGGCCTCCTCACGCCAGCCTTCGGCGCAGCTCTCCATGTGTGCCAGTTCGGCGCGCAGCTGATCGTTCACTTCGGCCAGGCGCGCAGCCTCAGCGCAGAGCTGCTCGTAGGCTTGCTCGTCCAAACGGCGCAGCAGCGCCAGGGTGTTAATTGGCTTACTCATCGTGAGTGCCCCCGAGGTCAAGTTGCGGATGGTCGTGCTGGGCGACGTTGGAGTGGTGCCAGCCAAGCCCTTCCATGGCGGTGCGTATAGCGGCGAGCGTCTGCTGGGCATCACGCTTGCGGCTGTGGAATTCGAGGAGTGCGCCGATGGCTGCGTTGACCTCGGTCTGCAGCTGGTGCAGGTCATCGCTGGTGCAGGTGCGGCCAGTAGGGATGTCGATCAGGAGCTTTCCGCCCGCAGCGGCCAGCCAGCGGCTTACCAAGTTGATGCCACAGGCGTTCTCATAGCCGGGGATCAGCAGGGCTGGCATGCGGCCGTTGGAGAGCCATTTGTAAAGCACGGCGTGGTCCGGGAGCCCCATGCGCTCGGCAATGCGCTCCACACCCATATTCCGGGTCTCGCGCGCGTGGTCTTTGCACAGCTCCAGGGCATGCCGGAGGGATGTGGGCTGGATGGCTTTCCAGTTACGGCGCCTCATCTGACGGCCCCCGCGAGCAGGCGACGGGCGGCGTCAGAACAAATAGCCGTTTTCACCCTTGGCAAAGCCGTTACCAAATTGCCAGCCTGTTGGGGTACATTCACCCCTGCCGGAGATGCGGACATGACTACCCCCGATCAGCTGATTCTTGATGCTTCGATGCGCTCAGCGTTTGTTGCCCTTGCGCGTCGCCTTGCTGTTGATCACGGCCTGGACCTTGGAGGTCTGGCTGACGATCTGGATACGCTGGCTGATGCTCAGCCTGGCGAGACATGGCAAGAACCTCATCGGGAGCTGGCTGGCGTGCTGCGCCATGTCGCCGAGCGGGCTCAAGCAAGCGGTGGCTGATCTGGTGTGCTTCGCCGCGGCTGAGGCGATTGCCCAGCAGACGACCGGCGCTGATTAGCATCAGGCGGTCGACCAGGCGCTCGGCGCCGGGGCTGGCGACGGTACGGTCCACCACGATCAGGCTGCTCTGATGAGCATCGGCGAGGTGCCAGGCAATGGCGGAGGTGTCACCAGGGGCGCAGGCGATCAGCGCGTCGAGCGCAGCGCGCCAGGTGTCCATCGGGGTGGGGATCAGGTCGATGTGTTCGACCGGCGGTTGAGTGCGGGACATGGCAGTGTTCCTCACGCAGCAACAGCGGGTTTGAGGCCGAGTTTCACGGCGATTTCGTGGGCTTTGCCGTAGTTGCCCTTAGCTTGGCCATTGAGCACGCGGTACACCTCCTTGCGGGTGTAGCCGTTCTCCTCGGCCCAGGCGGTGAAGGTCTTCCCGGCGAGCCGGAACCGTTCCTTTACCTGGTCAGCGGTTAGGGCTTTGTTAGCAGCGGCCATGGCAGTGGCTCCTGTGGTGCAAAGATGTTTAGGGTTTGTATGGGTGATGATGGTAACAAAATAGTTACCCGTCAAGCTGTAAAGGAGAGTTTTTTGTGTCCATCGGCGAGCGCCTGAAAGAAGAGCGGGAGCGGCTTGGGTTTACCCAACCTGCGCTTGCTGCCATCGCAGGCACCACCAAGAAGAGCCAGATCGATTACGAGAAGGACCTCACGCAGCCCAAAGCGGGATACCTCGCAGCTGTGGCTAAAGTGGGTGCTGACGTTCAGTACATCGTCACTGGCGAGCGGAGCGCCGGAGCGCTAACGCCGGACGAGAAAGACCTCCTGGCCCATTTTCGTGCGGCGCCTTTGGCGGTGAAGACAGTGATGATGGCGGCCGGTGCGGCCGGCGCTGTCCCGCCAACAGGGCCTAGCCAGAGCGTGAAAAAGGGCGTTGCTCAACAGTTCAACGGTCCGGTCGGGAGCGTCTCCACCGGCGATGTCGTGAACCACAGGAAGTCGAGGGAATGAGGTATGAGCAGTCAGCAATTCCACGGACAGGTCGAGCAAGTCGCTGCCGGTGATATCAAGAACTTCATCGAGGCGCCTCAGGTCGAGCAGCGCTTGATCTCAAGCTCTCAGCGCCAGGCGTTGAATGCGCTGGTGGCAGAGATCGCTCAGGAGCATGAGGTTGAGGCGCGAATGCTTTGGCGTGAGGTTGTCCACCCGAGCGTCGGCGTCGAAAGCATCGGAGAGATCCCGAGGGAAAGTTTCAAGACCGCTGAAGGCGCGCTTCATAGCTGGCGGGACCACAGACGTGAACAGGCCAATATCAAGCAGATGGTGGCCCGCGTTCTTGCGACGACATCTGATAAAGGGATCGAAGAAGTCCGTGACTCCTGGTGCTTGCGGCAGTTTGGAGAGCGTTACCTCAACTCGATGAGTAAGGATCAACTGAGGCAGGTACTGGCTTTTGTTGAGGATTATCAGGTCCAGCCCGAGGTTGTAGTGGCGGCTCCCTTGGTCGGCGATAGGCCTGCTGGTCTGAAGTTCTTGCCTGCTCTCAAGCAGTTGGCTGTCGAACATCCGATCCCGAGTGCAATCCTCGTCTTTACGCTCTTGGTCATTGGTCATGCTGTATGAGCCGAGCAGAGTTGCGGGCTCTGCGCTGGCGCTGATCGAAACTTCCTTCTAACTGAGCTGCTAGGTCACGGATGATGAAACAGATGTCGAAGCTGAGATTTCTTCTTGCGGGCGCAGCGGTTTTCGGTTGCATCGCCCATGTTCAAGCAGGTGTTCTTTCCGACGAGGTGGATCGATTCGACGGGACTCGAACCATCGCATGGAGAACCCTTCCGGACGGGCCCAATGACTTTGCTTTCTGGGCAGCGATCGGGATACCGGAATCAAAGGCCGGACGGTTCTACATGGCCCATTTGTTCACCTATGGAGACCGGCAGTTCGCGAGCTGTAACGAGACGCGCTGGCTGCTTGATGGGAGAAGGGCCCCAGAAATTCGGACTACCTACCGAGTAGATCGAGCGGGCAGCAATACCATCGAGTACTTCGACCTGGCGGATCCGAGATCCATGCTTCCCATTATCGCTGCAGCGAAGAAGGTCGAGTTTCAGGTGTGTACCGTTGAGGGCAGGATCAAAGATGCTGATTTGGATGGCATCAGACAGATGCTCAAAGCGGCCAATCCGTAGAAGCGTGCTAAAGGCGAATTCGCTCCTGCTGAACTGATTTTCGCCTGTTCCAAAATACCTCCTGCTCTTCCGTGGGGATGATCGTCCTGCCTGCTCCTGCAGGAAGGACCTTCACCCAGGCCAAGGATGGCCAACCACGCGGAGAGCGTCATGCCCCATTCCAGCCGTAAACCCATCTACCGCCGCGGCCCGCGCCAAACGGTGATGGCCGTGCTCACCCTGCTTCTGTTCCTCGCCCTGGCCGCCATTCGGCCGGAGCAGCTCTTGGTCGTGCTCTACAAGACCGGTCTGGTCACCCTGGCGGTCGTAGTCGGTTACTGGGCCGACCGCAGCTTGTTCCTGGTTGAAGCCCGCCCGCATGAGTGCATTGGCGGCATGCACATCGTTGGAGCCTGGATTCGCCGCGCGATCATCGTCGGCGCCGTCGTCCTCGGCATGACGCTGGGGCTCTGACCATGCGCGTCCTGATCATTGGCAGCGCGTTGGCGCTGGCTCTCATCGGTACGGCTGGGTTCGCAGCGGATACCATCCCGGTGCAGGCCGAGCAGTACCGCCGCACGCTCGTCCGCGCCGCCCACGCCGAGTGGGGCCTGGACGCACCGATCGCCACCTTCGCCGCCCAGGTCCACCAGGAAAGCCGTTGGCGCGTTAACGCGCGCTCCCCCGCGGGTGCGCAGGGCCTGTCGCAGTTCATGCCAAGCACTGCGGAATGGGTTTCGGGCCTGTACCCCGCAGCCTTGGGGGCCAACCAGCCTTTCAATCCCGGCTGGGCCCTGCGCGCCCTGGTGACTTACGACCGCTATCTCTACGCCCGTAACCAGGCCACCAGCGACTGCCACCGCTGGGGGTTCGTCCTGGCCGCCTACAACGGCGGCCAGGGGTGGGTGAACCGCGATCGCAGACTGGCCTCGGCTTCCGGCGCCGATCAGCTGGCCTGGTTTGATTCCGTCGAGCGCTTCAACGCGGGGCGCTCGGCCGCAAACTTCCGCGAGAACCGCGATTACCCCCGTCTGATCCTGCTGCGCTACGAACGCCTCTACAGCGATTGGGGCGATGGCGTGTGCGCCGAGAGGTACGTGCTATGAGCGAGATGAAGACTCCATTTGCTGAAGTTCGCGCCGAATTCCGCGCGCGCTCTCCGCATCGATGGTTTTGGCTCCGAGTGTGGGTCAAGGAATCCATCGGGCCAGTTCTTAAAGACGCCCTGCGCATCGTCGCACTGTCCCTTGCGCTGTACGCCTTGGGGCTTGCGTTCGGTAAGGGCTTCGCCACTGGCGTCAGCCAGAATCTTCAGTTGAACGTGCGTCTGCAGGTGGCCGAATGAAGCGCCTGTACCTTGGTTGCCTGATGGCGCACGCCTTCTCCTCCATGGCGCTTGTTGCCGCGTCCGCCAATTTCCTCACCGCCAAGGAGCTGTACTGCTCCCCGGTTCCGCGCGATCGACACGGCAAGACCGATATGGCCAAAGCCAAGCGCAAGGCCCGCCAGTACAAGCGCCGGAGAGCACACCATGGTCGTGCCTAACTGGGTGCGGGCCCTGGTGCCTGTTCTGGTCTGCGCGGCGTTGGTAGCCACCGTGATGCTCAACGGCAAGGCGCGCTATGACGACGGTTTCAAGAAGGCCAAGGCCGACGGCGATAAGGCGTTGGCCGAGCTGCGCGAGCAGCACGCCAACGACCGTGCCAAAGCCGCCGAGGACAGCCTTCATCAGTACCAGCAACAGGTCGCGCGGGCCAATCAGGCTGAGGAGCGATTCCTCGGCGCCCAGGACCAGATCGACAACCTGCAGCACCAGCTCTCGGAGCGTATCGCCCATGTCTCGACTCAATACCGCCCGGCACCAGGTGCTGCCCCTGTGCCTGCTCCTCGCTTCGTTGTCACTTGTGGCTGGCTGCGGGACTACAACCGCGCCCTCGGCGCCGATCTGCCCGCCCCAGCAGCCTGCCGAACTCCCGCCGGCACTGAAGAAACGACCTGGCCCGCCCCCGGCGCTGACGCCGAGCTACTGGAAAGCGGCGTCAGCGCGGCTGACATCCTGGCCCATGCCCGCGACTACGGGAAATGGGCCCTCACCAACCTGGCGCAGCTGAACGCGCTGCTGGACGTACACAACAAGGAAACTCGCTGATGGATCTGGACTTCGTGCTGCGCGCCGGTCAGTTCGCATTTACCGCCCTGGTAGGCCTCTACACGCTGGCCACCGCACGCCGATCCAGCACGAAGGCCGAGGCCGACCAGCTGACGGATCGGCTGTCATCCCAGGACAACCGACTCCTCACCCTGGAGCAGCAGATGCTCCATTTGCCGGACAGCCAGCAGCTGTCAGAGCTGGCCGGCGACATGAAAGCCATCAAGGCCGAACTGTCGGGGTTGGCCAAAGCGCTGGACCCTTTGACCCGCTCGGTCGATCGCATCAATGACTACCTGCTCAGCGAGAGACGCTCATGACCAACGCCTACTCCGACTTCATCAGCCAGGACCGCCGCCTGGTGATCCTCCGTATCCTGGCCGAAATGCCGACCTACCAGGCCAACAGCTCGGTGCTGCACACCGTACTGGGGCAATGGGGCCACGACCCCAGCCGTGACCAGGTCAAGGGCGAGCTGCGCTGGCTGGAGGAGCAGCAGCTGGTAAAGATCGAGGACGTCAGCAACGGCGCAGTACTGGTGGCGAAACTCACTGAGCGTGGTGCCGACGTCGCTGCCGGTCGCGCTCGCGTCGACGGCGTGAAGCGTCCGGGGGCCTGACCATGGGGCGCAAGTCCAGCATCGAGAAGCTCGACCCTGCCGTCCGCTCGCACATCGAGCGGCGCCTTCGCGAGAACCGGCTCACTCTGGACGAGCTGATCGACGACCTGGTGGCAAGCTTCCCAAGCGAGCAGAAGCCCAGCCGTTCGGCGATCGGCCGTTACAAGGTCAGCTTCGATGAGATGACCAAGCGGCTGCGTGAACAGCAGGCCATGGGCCGGCTGCTGGTCGAGGAGCTAGGTGAGAACCCGGACGATCGAGCTGGTGCCCTGATGGTGCAGTCCATCACCACCCTGACGACCCACGCGGCGATGGGCGCCCAGATCGACGAGGAAACCACCGTCGACGACGTGCGCAAGCTGGCCAGGGCCGCGAAGGACGTCCTGCAGGCGCGCAAGGCCAGCATGGAAGAGCGGCGCCAGATCGAGCGCGAGGCCCGCGAGAAGCTGCTCCAGGAGCAGGAACAGCGCCTGGAGGAAATGCGTGGCAGCGATGGCATGAGCGAGCAGCTCGAAAACCGCATCCGCGGCATCCTTCTGGGGAAAAACTGACATGGCCATGCGCGCGACCGCAGCGGATCTCGGCAAAGGCATCCAGGCCACCAGTGCGCCGCGGAAGATCGATCTCGCCGAAGAGATGGCGCTGCATGGCGTTGAGGTGCCCCAGGACATCGCAGACGCCATCCCGGTCAACGACGCGGTCTTCCTTGGATATCAGCAGCGCTGGTTCGAGGACGAGAGCCAGATCATGATCGCGGAGAAGTCCCGTCGAACTGGCCTGACCTGGGCCGAGGCGGGGCGCAACGTGATCAACGCGGCGAAGCCCCGCAGCCGCGGTGGCTGCAACACCTTCTACGTGGGCAGCAAGCAGGAGATGGCGCTGGAGTACATCGCCGCCTGCGCTCTCTTCGCCAGGGCCTTCAACGAGCTGGCCGAGGCGGACGTCTACGAACAGACCTTCTGGGATGACGGTAGGAAGGAGGAAATCCTCACCTACATGATCCGCTTCCCGAAGTCGGGCCGGAAGATTCAGGCGCTGAGCAGCCGGCCGAGCAACCTGCGCGGCCTGCAGGGCGACGTCGTGATCGACGAGGCTGGGTTCCACGAGTCCCTGGAAGAACTGCTGAAGGCCGCCCTGGCACTGACCATGTGGGGCAACAAGGTCCGCTTGATCAGTACCCACAACGGCGTGGACAACCCGTTCAACCAGTACATCCAGGACGCCCGCGAGGGCCGGAAGGACTACAGCGTCCACCGCATCACCCTGGACGATGCGATCACCGAAGGCCTGTACAAGCGCATCTGCTTTGTCACCGGCCAGACCTGGTCGCCTGAAGCCGAGAAGAAGTGGCGCGACGGCCTGTACAAGAACGCCCCCAACATCGAGTCGGCCGACGAAGAGTACGGCTGCGTGCCGAAGAAGTCCGGCGGTGCATACCTGTCGCGCGTGCTCATCGAGCAGGCGATGGTCCAGGACCATTCGATCCGCATCTACCGATACGAGGCTCCGGCCGGCTTCGAGAGCTGGACCCCGGCGATGCGCGAGGCCGAGATCCGCACCTGGTGCGAGGAGAACCTTCGACCGGAACTGGCCCGCCTCAGCGACCAGGATCGCCATACCTTCGGCGAAGACTTCGCCCGCCGTGGCGACCTGTCCGTCTTCACGCCTCTGGCGATCTCGCAAACGCTGCGCAAGCGTGTGCCGTTCCAGGTCGAGCTGCGGAACCTCACCTATGAGGCCCAACGCGACATCATGTTCTACATCTGCGATCGCTTGCCGCGCCTCAGTGGCCTGGCGTTCGACGCCACCGGCAACGGCGGCTATCTGGCGGAGCAGGCCGCGCTGAAGTACGGCGCAGGCATGGTTGACCAGGTGCAGCTCAATCTCTCCTGGTACGCCCTCTGGATGCCGAAGCTCAAGGGAGAGTTCGAGGCATTCAACTTGGAGATCCCGCGACACCAGAGTGAGCTGGATGATCTGCTTTCGATCAAGGTCGAGAAAGGCATCCCGGTGATCGACAAGGGCCGCACCAAAGATCTGGAGTCAGCCAGCGGCAAGGGCAAGCGCCACGGAGACGCCGCCATTTCCCTGGTCATGGCTGTTCGAGCCAGCTACATGGAGGGCGGCGAGATCGCCTTCACGGCGGTGCCACGCCAAAGCCGCGGCTTCGACAACGTCCAGGACCACAATAACGACATTGAACTACCGGAGCCTTCCGCATGGTGATGCAGACCCTGCGCGCCACTGTCGCGCGCATCTTCGGGCAGCAGAGCATGGCCGATGCTGACCTGAAAGAAGCCCAGACCGCCCACCTGACCAGCCTTCACCAGGAAGTCGCTGGCCACCCTTCGCGCGGCCTGACGCCCTCGAAGCTCGCCGCGATCCTCGATGCGGCCGAGCAAGGCGATATCGTTTCCCAGTACGAGCTGTTCGAGGACATGGAGGAGAAGGACGGCCATATCCACGCCGACATGTCCAAGCGCCGCCGTGCTGTTGCCCAGCTGGACTGGGACATCGTTCCGCCGGACAACGCCACTGCCAAGGAGAAGGAAGCCGCCGCCACGCTGTACAGCCTGATGCAAGGGCTGGACGACTTCGAGGAGGTGATCTTCGACACCACCGATGCCATCGGCAAAGCCTTTGTCTGTCAGGAGTTCGATGGCTGGGAGCGCATCGACGGCAACTGGCTGCCCAAGGCGATCATCCACCGGCCCCAGTCCTGGTTCCAGCTGCCTCGCGGCAACCGCCAGGAGATCCGTTTGCGTGGCCCGCTGGATGGCACTCCGCTGCAGCCCTTCGGCTGGATCACCCATGTCCATAAGGCCAAGAGTGGCTACCTGGAGCGCGCTGCGCTGTTCCGGGTCCTGGTCTGGCCCTATCTGTTCAAGAACTACAGCGTCGGCGACCTGGCGGAGTTCCTGGAGATCTACGGCATCCCCATGCGGGTGGGCAAATACCCAACCGGTGCGACCGAGAAGGAGAAGCTCACCCTACTGCGTGCCCTGGCGGCGCTCGGCCACAACGCCGCCGGGATCATCCCGCAGGGCATGGAACTGGACTTTCTCAATGCCGCCCAGGGCGACCCGGCAGCCTTCCAGTTGATGATCGAGTGGTGCGAACGCACCCAGTCCAAGGCCATCCTGGGCGGAACCCTGACCAGCCAGGCCGACGGCAAGACGTCGACCAATGCCCTGGGCAACGTACACAACGAGGTGCGCAAGGACCTACGGGACTCAGACGCCAAGCTGGTTGCCAAGTCGCTCAGCCGCGACCTGGTGTATCCGATCGCGGCCCTAAACGGGCTAGTCGACAGCTGGGGGCGTTGCCCGCGCCTGGTCTTCGATACCCAGGAGGCTGAGGACCTCACCGCCTATGCGACTGCACTGCCGGCATTGGTGAAGATTGGCTTCAGGGTTCCGCGGACATGGGCCCAGCAGCGGCTGGCCATCCCCGAGCCGGCCGAAGGCGAGGATGTGCTCGCCGTCGTTGCGGGTTCTGCAGCGCAGCCGGAATCTGTAGTTGCTCCTGGTACTGCGGTGGCCACCGCGCAAATCGCGGCGCCGAAGACTGCGGTGGAGCAGCTGGACGACGCAATGCGTCCGAGCACCGATCAGTGGATCGATCAGATCCGCGCCCTGGTGCAGAACGCAGCCAGCCTGGATGAGATCCGCGACGGCTTGGAGCAACTGCTGCCGAGCATGAGCCTTGATCAGTACGCAGCAGCCATGGCCCAGGCCTTGGCCGCTGCTGCGCTGCAGGGCCGCGTCGAGATCCTGCAGGAGGTGGCTGGTGGTGCTTAAGGCGACCTCGCTGCAGTTCGCCGAGCAGAACCAGTTCTTCCGGCGCAAGCTCAACCTTCCGACCAACGCCTGGACGGACATCTACACCCGCGAACATGACTATGCCTTCGTCGTCGCGGGGGCCAATCGCGACGACCTGGTGCAGGATTTCCGCCAGGCAGTTGAGAAGGCGATTGTCGACGGGGTCACCCTCGAAGACTTCCGCAAGGACTTTGATCGCATCGTCGCCAAGTACGGCTGGAGCTATCGGGGCGGGCGCAACTGGCGCAGTCGCGTGATCTACGAGACCAACATGCGCAGCAGCTACATGGCCGGACGCTATGAGCAGCTGATGGCTGTGCGGGAGGATCGGCCTTACTGGCAGTACCTGCACAGCGATGCGGTCGAGCACCCACGGCCGGAGCATGAAGCCTGGGATGGCATGATCCTGCGCTGGGATGATCCCTGGTGGCAGTACCACTTCCCCGTCAACGCCTGGGGCTGCCAGTGCAGTGTCCGCGCGCTCAGCGATGACGACCTGGCCCGCATGGGCAAGAAGGGGCCGGATGAGGCTCCGCCGATCGTCTGGCAGACACGCACCATTGGCCAGAACAGCCCGGATGGGCCCCGTGTCGTCGAGGTGCCAGAGGGTATTGATCCAGGGTTCGAGTACATGCCGGGGCAAGCCAGGCTGGATACAGCCGTACCCCAGCCTCGGGATGATGGGCCCACGCCGCCCGCGCCTGCATTGCCCAACCGGCCGGCAACGGATCCGCTGCCTGCTCCGCGTCCAGTTCCCGCCAGTCAGGTCCTGGACGAAGACATGCTCGACACCGATGCGATCAAGCGCTTCCTACGCCCCTTCGGCGCAACGCTCGAGCAGCCTGCAGTTTTCAGGGGCGTAGGTGGTGAGTCCCTGGTGATCGGCAAGGAGATGTTCGAATCCTCTCCCGATGGCGAGCTGATGATCCACCAGCCTGACCTGGAGAAGAAATGGCTGCTGTTGGTGTCTGAGGCGCTGCAGCAGCCAGCAGAGGTCTGGGTTCGACTGGAGTGGATCGAGGCGCTGCGCAAGGCCGTGGTCCGCCGCCGGTACCTGGCGAGTTTCCAGGTCGAAGGCGAGGACGCACCCGTCCAGGTGGTGGTTGAGTCGGATGCGAACGGCTGGGCCACCAGCACCAGCAACACACCGGAGAGTCTCCGAGCGATCGAGCAGTATCGCCAGGGTGTGCTGCTCTACCGCGAGGAGTGACGATGAGCGGGATAACCCTGGAGTTCGACAGTGCCCGCGTCATGGCGTCTCTGCAGTCGGCTGTCGACCTGCTGCAGAACCCCGCCCCGATGTTCCGGGACATGGGCGAATACATGCTCCTCGCCCTGGACGTTCGATTCGAGACCAAGACCGCACCGGACGGAACGCCTTGGCAGGCACTGTCGCCGGCCTACCTGAGACGCAAGAAGAAGAACCAGGACAAGATCCTGGTGCTCGACGGCTACCTGAAGAACACCCTTCGATATCAGGCCAGTGAGAACGAGCTGCTGGTGGGCTCGAACCGCCCCTATGCCGCCATCCATCACTTCGGCGGTGAGATCCAGATCGCGGCCCGCAGCCAGCAGGCGTACTTCCGTCACGACTCCAAGACCAATGAGGTCTCTCCGCACTTCGTCAGTAAGCGGAAGGCCAACTTTGCTCAGTGGGTGTCCTTGGGGCCGTACACTATCAAGATGCCGGCACGCCCTTGGCTCGGTACCAGCACCGAAGACGACGACGAGCTGCTCGCCATCGCTCACAAGCACCTCGACAAGGCATTTTCCGGCTTCGGCTCCTGAGCGCCCCAGAGAGGCCTCTGAGGGCCTTTATGGCTGCCGTGGTTCACGTCGGTAGCCAATCAGCGCAGCGACAGCGTTTATAAATCCGCCCTGACGCTTTTCCGCGCTGAGTCGCAGACGAGATTGCCCCGTTTCCCCCGATCGACCCATCCCCTGCGATTTTCGCACCTTCCAAAATACAGCTGACCTACCAGGCGCCAGAGTGGCGCCATGAAGAAAACAGCGCTCCCTACCGCCATCGCTCTCGCCGCCTGCAGCTTTGCCCTGCAGCGCCCGCTGAGGGCAATCTCATCACCTTGCAGGTGACACCTGCAGGCCACTTTAAGCCGCGTGATGGTCGGGAGATGAAGGTGCCGTCCTGGTACATCGACCAGGCGCTGGCCACTTCGGTGATTCAGCGCTTCAACGCGAAGAAGACGCCGCCGGTGATCGACTACGAGCACCAGACCCTTTGGAAGGAAGAGAACGGCCAGCCAGCACCGGCCGCCGCGTTCTTCCGCTCCTTGGAGTGGCGGGAAGGCGAAGGCCTGTTCGCCACTGCCGAGCTGACCGCCCGAGCCAAGCAGTACATCGCTGAAGGCGAGTACCGCTACTTCAGCCCCGTTTTCCAGTTCGACCTGGTGACCGGTGCAGTCCTCGATCTCCAGATGGGGGCGCTCACCAACAATCCGGCGGTAGATGGCATGCAAGCACTCAGCGAGCGTGCCGCCGCCACCTTCCAACTGAACGTCGATCAACCCAACGAGGAAAAGCTCGTGAATCCACTGCTGCTTGCGGTGCTTGCCGCCCTCGGCCTGGCCGAGAACACCACTGAAGAGCAGGCCGTCGCCGCGCTCACCGCCCACAAAACCGACCTGGGCTCGCTGCGTAAGCAGTTAGGTGTCGATGACACCGCAGCCTGCAGCGCGATGGTCGCCGCTTGCACTGGCCTGAAAGCCAAAGCCGCAACCTCCGTGGATCCGGCCACGCACGTCCCGGTCGCCGTCGTCGATCAACTGAAGGGAGAGATTGCAGCCCTGACCGCTCGCATTGGTGAGCGCGACGACAAGGACATGGACGGCGAGATCAAAGCCGCCCTGGACGATGGCCGTCTGCACAAGAGCATGGAGCCCTGGGCGCGCGAGCTGGGCAAATCCAACCGCGCCTCACTCACGTCCTACCTCAGCACGGCCAAACCGATTCCCGCTCTGCGTGGATCGCAAACCAATGGCGAACCGCCGGAGCTGGACGAGAAGACCGGCCTCACCGCCGACGAGCTGGCCGTCTGCTCGGCCATGAACATCACCCATGAGGCCTTCAAGGCCGCGAAGGAGGCCTGACCGTCATGGCCCTGACCAAAGATCGCAACACGTCGCGCCGCGACGGTATGCAGTTCAATGACCCGATGGCGGCCGCTGCGAAGATCTTCGCAGGCAGCCTGGTCTGCCTCGACGCTTTGGGTAACGCGGTGCCGGGCAGCACCTCGACCACCATCAAGGTGCGTGGCGTCGCCCAGGAGCAGGTCGACAACACCGGCGGCGCTGCAGGTGCGAAGCGCATCGAAACCCGCCGCGGCGTCTTCCAGTTCGCCAACAGCGCGTCGACCGACCAGATCACTCGGGCCGAGATCGGTACCCAGTGCTACATCGTCGACGATCAGACGGTCGCCAAGACCTCCGCTACCAACACCCGCTCGGTTGCCGGTGTCGTCCGCGATGTGGACGACGGCGGTGTCTGGGTCGAGATCTAAGGAGTAGGACTCAGATGATCATCAACCAGCAGAACCTGCGTAACCTCTTCATCGGTTACCGCGCCTCGTTCCAGAGCGCCTTCGCGGGCGTCAAACCCGACTTCGACCAGTTCGTCCTGACGGTGCCGTCCTCGAACTCGGTCGAGCAGTATGGCTGGCTGGGCAGCACCACCGCCTTCCGCGAGTGGGTCGGCGATCGTGTGGTCCAGAACCTGGCGCTGCACGACTACAGCATCAAGAATAAGACCTTCGAGAACACCGTTGGGGTTAACCGCGAGGCCATCGAAGACGACAGCTACGGCCTGTTCAACCCGCTGATGGGCCAGCTCGGTCAGGACGCCGCCAATCATCCGGCCACCCTGGTGTACGCGCTGCTGGCTGCCGGATTCGCAACGGCCTGCTACGACGGCCAGTACTTCTTCGATACCGACCACCCGGTGACCACTCTGGCCGGTGGCGAGGCCTCCGTCAGCAACTTCCAGGGCGGCTCCGGCCAAGCGTGGTTCCTGCTCGATACCTCCCGGATCATGAAGCCGCTGATCCTGCAGAAGCGTAAGAACTACAGCTTCGTCACGATGGACTCCGAGAAGGACGAGAACGTCTTCATGCGCAAGGAGTACGTCTACGGCGTCGATGCTCGCCTCAATGCCGGCTACGGCCTGTGGCAGCTGGCCTATGCGTCCAAGCAAGACCTGGATGCCGACAGCTTCAACGACGCTTACGCGGCAATGCAGGGCATGAAAGGCGACAAAGGCAAGGTGCTGGGCATCAGTCCCAAGCTCCTGGTCGTACCGCCGTCCATGCGTGCCCAGGCCCTGGAAGTGGTGAAAGCCGAGAAGAACGCCGCTGGCGCCACCAACATCAACCGCGACGTGGTGGACGTGCTCGTCACCCCGTGGCTGGCCTGATCGAGGGCAGCGCTATGGCTCGTAAAGCTCAAGAGAAAACTGCAGAGAAGCCCGCCGCCAAGGCGGGTACTGCGACCGCCGAACAGCAGGGAAGCCTGCCGGCGGGTGTATCGGACGCTGCAGCAGCTGCTGCAGCTCTGGACGGTGGCGCGCTGACTGATCCGCCTGCGGCCTCGGCCGGCACGCCCGGCCTGGCTGCGATCGATCCGGCACTGGCCACCAGCCTCGTACAACCCACCGCGAGCGAGGCGCCTGTCGCGGGCGCCGCCCCGGAGCTGGACACCACCGGGGGCACAACCGGGCAGGACGCCCACCTCGATCTTTCGACCGAGGACATTCGCCCGGTACCTGGCGCTGCCCAGCAGCTTGTGGCCGGTACCGGTGCATCGGAAGACGAGATCGAGGCGTTGTTCATCCGCTCGGTACCCGAGAGCTTCCGTCGTTCCGGCCATCGTTTCACCCGCGAAGGTCACGGTATCGCTCTCGATCTGCTGAGCGATGACCAGGTCGAGGCGCTCGTCAATGACCCGAACCTGGTTGTCGAGCACTGCTGGTTCCCGCGGAAGGACGTGAGCTGACCATGGACTACATCACCCTCGACCACCTGGCCGAACGTCCTGGTGCGATGGAGCTGGCGCAGGTAGCCAGCTCCCAGCACTTGCCGATCATCGACTACGCGCTGATGGATGCTTCGCTGCGCGGCGGTGATCGCAGCACCTGGACGCCCGAGGAGGTGGCGGGGGCTGATCTCGTCCTGGACCGAATCACCGAAGCCATGACCGAGGCCGAGAGCATCGTGAATGGCTACCTGGTGAAACGGGGCTACGGCCTTCCGCTGAGCCCTGTGCCCAGCCTGGTGACCGGCTGGGTGCGCGATATCGGCCGTTACCTGCTGCACAAGGATCGAATCTCTGATGACAAGGACGCGATCCTGCGCAACTACAAGGACGCGCTGAAGTTCCTGCAGATGGTTGCTGACGGCACCTTCAGCCTTGGCGCTCAGGATCCGATCGCGACCAGCCCGGACCTGGCTGACGTGCGCTTTGATGCCGATGAGAACGTCTTCAGCCGCGAACAGCTGAGGAGCTTCCGGTGAGCAACGCGCCTTTCGACCACCGTCTGGTCATCCAGCGCCTGAAGGAATCCGTTCCTTCTTTGCGCAAGGTAGGGATCGAGGCGGACTTCAAGTCGGTCAAGCAGCTCCGGGATTTCCCCACGCCAGCTGCCTATGTGCTGCTGGCTGAGGAAACCGGCGACCCCAAGCCCACGGGTAACAGCACCGGGGCGGCACGTCAGCGCGTCGGGGCCTTGTTCGGCGTCGTGCTGGCTGTTCGCAGCTATCGATACGACCAGCTGGCTGATGCGGCCGATGACCTGCGATCGATCCTCGACCAGGTACGCGGTGCATTGGTGGGCTGGGTACCCGATCTGCCCCTGGCCAGGGGCGTCCAGTTCGTCACCGGCAAGGTGCTGGATTCCGACGACACCACGCTCCTATGGGGCGAGATCTACACCACTCAACACTCCATCGGGAGATAACCATGACCACCCCTGCCAAGAGCACTCAAGGCGCCAATTCGGGCGATGCGCAGCTGGAGAAGGTAAAGCTCATCGCGCCCCACAAACACGCTGGCAAAAAGCTTCAGAAGGACGATGAGATCGAGGTGAACCCGGTCGAGAAAGAGTTCCTCCTGCAGCACAAGAAGATTGCCGGCACCCCTCAGAACGCGGCCGCGGCCGCCAAGGAGTAACCCATGTCGCAGCTGTTTTCGTTCCAGGGCAAGGTCTGGTCGGGTGAGCGCCTGGCCAATGGCAGCCTCAGTCGCCCGGTCTGGGCCGGCAACGTACCGGCGTGCAGTCTGAAGCTCTCCACCAGTGCTACTGACAAGGTCGAGTCCTTCTCCGGTAAGCGCCTGCAGTACGGTCGCCTGCAGAAGGGCACCACCGCGCAGATCGACATCACCTTCGACGAGTGGCTGCCGAAGAACATCGCCGCAGCGATCTGGGCAACCCAGGTGGCGTTGGCCGCGGACACCGTCACGGGTGAACTGCTGGAAGCCGGCCTGGTGGCAGGCGACTTCGTGAAGCTGGATGGCAACTTCGTGTCCTCGGTGGTGCTGACCGATAGCAACCCGACCCCGGCCACCCTGGTTGCTGGCACCGACTACCGCGTCGAGTCCCCCAACTCCGGCCTGCTCGAGCTGCTCAACGTCACCGGCAAGACTCAGCCGATCAAGGCCGCCTATGCCACCGCAGCGGCTGAAGCCTTCACCATGTTCACTGCGCCGCCGCCCGAGCGTTACATCCTCCTGGATGGCGTCAACACCGAGACCAACGAGCCAGTGATCGTCACGCTCTACCGCTGCAAGTTCGACCCGGTGAGCGATCTGGCCTTCATCAACGAGGACTACGGCAACTTCCAGCTCACCGGCAGCGTGCTCTACGACGAGCTGAACGCGGCCAACGATGAGCTGGGTGGCTTCGGTCGTATCGTTCAGAAGACCGCCTGACCGTGGGCAAGAAGGTAGAACGTCCCGCCAAGCCCGCACCAGCCGCCAAGGCCGGTGCGGACGATCTTCAGGTTCTGAATCCGAACCGTGAGCTGGAGATCGAGGGCCGCAAGATCACGGTTCGGGAGTATGGCTTCGTCGAGGGCCTGGGGCTTCGCCCGCTGATGCAACCCTTCCTGGATGATCTGTACGTCATCATGAAGGGTGCCGGCGTACCGGAACTCGAAGCGGTCATCGGCGTGCTCGGCAAACACAACGACATGGTCGTCACGCTGATGGCGACTTCGGCGAACGTGGACGAGTCGTGGATCCGCAGCCTGCCGCAACGACCCGGCAAGCTGCTGCTCTACGTGTGGTGGATCGTCAACGGCCCTTTCTTTGTGGGCGAGGTAACCGATCGCCTGCAGCAGGAGCGGTTCGTGGCGCAGCTAAAAGCGCCCGCTGGGCAGACATCTATGCCTGCCTCATCGCCGGAGGATATGGAACCCCCGCCACCATCGGTCTGATGACCGAGCGTCAGATCCTGCTCCTTCATGACGCCGAGCTACGGCGCCGCAAGCGGCAACGTGCTGAGGACCTGATCGACATCAACCACGCATTCGCTGGTGGTGACCACGCCTCGCAACAACTGAAGAAGCTCCAGGCCTGACGGCCTGGGGCGTTTTCGCGCGTTCCAGAATACCTCCCGCAGCCAGTAGGCAAACATTCGAGCCATCCCTATCCAAGTGGCTCGACATGTCCGGCAAAGAACTCGACCTCGCCCTGCGCGTTCACGCAGATCTCACCCAAGGCAGCCAGGCCCTGGAGACCCTGAGCGAAACTATCGTCGGCGTCGGCGAGGGCGCGCAGCAGGCCAACAGCAAACTCGCTGAAACCAGCCGGGTCATCGATGACCTGGGCGCATCCGGTGCGAGCGCGAGCCAGCAGCTGGGCCAGGTCGGTGAGTCGGCCGAGCAGCAGGCCCAGCGGATCCAGGCGATGGTTGCCGCCAGCCTGCAGGCGCAGGCCGCCATCCAGGGAGCAGTGGCCACCAATCAACGCCTGGATGAGTCGCTGAAGGCGAACAACGCCAACTGGCAGGAATCGGCCGACTCTCAGACGGCCGCCATGAACGAGTACCACAACGCCGAGCGCGCGCTCGCTGCACAGGCCGTGGCGCAGCAGCAGGCTGCAGAGCAAGCGGCTGCCGCAGCAGAGGCTTTCGAAGAGCAAGAAACCGCCCTCGCCAAGCTTCTCGGCCAGATTGACCCGGTCGTCCGCGAGCTGGGGCGCCTCGATCAGATGGAGGAGCAGCTACGCGGCTTCAAAGCTTCCGGCATCCTGGATCCGGAAGGCTTCGACATCTACAACGCCAAGGTCCAGGAGATGCGCTCGCGCCTGGGCGAATCGGCTGATGCCATGCAGGACTCGGCGGCCGCGACGAGAGAGCAGGAAGCGGCGCTGGCCCGCCTGCAGGGGCAGATCGATCCCGTCGTGCGCGAGCTGAATCGCCTGAACCAGATGGAGCAGCAGCTCCGGAGCTTCAAGGACTCCGGCCTCCTCGATCAGGCCGGCTTCGACTCCTACAACCGGAAGCTCCAGGAGCAGCGCAACCGCCTGACCGAGTCCTCTGAGGCAATGCGCACTGCCGGCATGAGCGCCGGCCAGTACCGGCAAGCCATCCAGCTGCTGCCTGCGCAACTGACCGACGTGGCTACCAGCCTGGCGACCGGTATGCCGCTCTGGATGGTGGCCATTCAGCAAGGTGGCCAGATCGTGGACAGTTTCGGGGGCGTAGGAAACTCCCTGAAACTCCTCGGCCAGCAGATCAAAAGCTTCTTCGGCATCAGCTCCGCCGGCAGCAGTGGAGTAGCCTCTCTGGGAGCTGAACTGGCGGATCTTGCTGCTGAGCAGGTTGCAGTCGCCAAGAGCTCTGCGCAGGCTGGTGAGAGTCTTTCGGACATGGCAGAGGGCGCCAACAACGTCGCGGAGGCCACCAACAACGCCAAGGAAGGCGTTTCGTTCCTGCACACCACCGGCGGTGGCCTGGCCATCGTCTTCACGCTGGCGGCCGCGGCGGCGGTTGCCCTGGCGCTTGCCTACAAGCAAGGCAGCGGTGAGGCCGACCAGCTCAACGAAAGCATCATCCTGACCGGCAACTATGCGGGCACCAGCGCCGGCCAGCTCCAGGGCATGGCGGCCTCGCTGGCGAAGGTCAACGGCACCCAGCATGAAGCGGTTGCTGCTCTCGCCGAGATCAACAACACCGGCAAGTTTACGGTCGACCAGCTCCAGCAGGTCGCCACCACTGCCATCGCGATGCAGGACGCCACGGGCAAGGCCGTTTCCGACACAGTGGTCGAGTTCGTCAAGCTCGCTGACGACCCCGTGAAGGCAGTCCAGGATCTCAACAGCAAGTACCACTTCCTGACTGCGGCGGTGTATGCCCAGATCACCGCGCTCTACCAGGAAGGTGACGCCCTTGGCGCGTCGCAGGCGGCCATGGATGCCTACAGCAAGGCCATGGACGAGCGCGCCACCAAGATCACCGACAACCTGGGGATCATCGAAAAGAGCTGGAAGGCGATCCAGGACGGCGCCAAGTCTGCCTGGGACGAGATGCTGGGAGTCGGTCGCTCGGAGTCGCCGGAGGAGCGCCTGCAGTCTCTGGCCAAGGGCAAAAGCTTCGACCTCGGGAAGCTTGCTGCAAATGGTGCGGTCCTTGGTCCGCTGGGCGCGGCCTGGGAAGGCTATCAGCAGTACAAGACCGCGATGCTCCCTGATGCTGACCGGCAGAAGCTGATCGACGCCGAACAGGCAAAGATCCTTGAGCGCGATGAGAAGGCTCGCCGGGAAGGTGAAGAGGCCCAGCGACAACAGCGGGCCACAAAGGCCCAGGCCGCAATGGATGGCCTCCTAGACTCCGTCCGTACTAATAAAGAAAAGCGGGACAAGCTGAACAAGCAGCTTGATCGTGATATTGCCGCCATCCAGGCGGCGAATCCGAACGACGACCGCCTCAAGCCGGAGAACATCGCCAAGGCGCGGGAAGCGATCGACCAGAAGTACAAGGACCCCAAGCAGCCCAAGCCCCCCACGACGCACCTGGACAATACCGATGTCACCGCGGCGAAGAACCAGCTGGAGCAGCTGCAGGCCGACTTCAAGAACTCGCAGGCCAACCTCGATGCGCAGCAGAAGGCCGGGCTGCTCTCCTATTCGGACTACGTTGCCAAGCGCTCTGACCTGATCCGCGAGGAGAAGGATGCGGTCACCGCCGCCTACCAGCAGCAGATCGCTGCCCTGGAAGAGCTACGGAACAAGAGCACCACCAACGCCTCGCAGCGTATCGACCTGGACCAGAAGATCGCCCAGTCGCGCAGCGACATGGTCAAGGCTCAGAAGAAGGCTGACTCCGACCTGTCTGTCCTGCTCACCAATGAGCAGGGGCGTCTTATAAAGGAAGCACAGGCGGTCAAGACCTATACCGACGCTCTGCGGCAGCAGTACGACGCCCTGGTGCAGCAAGGTGCTCGCGCGGCCGCCTCGGTCGGCATGGGCGCGAACCAGCGCAACCTCTTCGAGCAGCAGAGCAACCTGGACGATCGCCTCGCGCAGCAGCGCCTGGAGCTGGCCAGCCAGTACGGTGACGGCGCCAGGGGCATGAGCCTGGACGAGTACAACGCCAAGGTCCAGGCACTGGAAAGCAACCACGCGGCGATGACGCAGCAGCTGCGTAGCAACTACGCCGAGCTGCAGGTCGCCCAGGCTGACTGGACGAACGGAGCCAGCGCCGCGTTCGCGGACTATGTCGACTCGGCCAACAACGCCGCGGGGCAGACCTACCAGCTCTTCAGCAATGCCTTCTCGGGGGTCGAGGACTCCATCGTCCAGTTGGTCACCACCGGCAAGGGGTCGTTCGACGACCTTCTGCTGACCGTCTCCCAGGATCTCGCTCGAATCGCAGTCCGGCAGCTCGAAGTGAAGGCAATGAGCGGGCTTATGGGGATCTTCGGTGGTGGTGGAGAAGAGTCCAGTGGGGCAGGCCTGACCACTGGGGCTGCTGCCGTCACTGCGTCTGCAGGAGCGCTATCGATCGCCGGGGGGACCCTGCTCACCGGCGCCGCCGCGATTGAGGCAGCCGCGGTATCGCTCGCAACTGCCAGTGCTGGCAGCTCATTGGGCGGCGGCTCCAGCACGGGTTCGGGTTCTAGCAGCTGGTTCAGCATGGCCGCATCAGCTGTCGGCAGTTACTTCGGTGGCGGCTTCGCGGAAGGAGGCCATGTGCGTGGGCCTGGTACTGATACCAGCGATTCGATCCAGGCCGACCTCTCCAACTGGGAATTCATCACGCGCGCGGCAGTGGTTCGTCAGCCTGGCGCTCTGCCATTCCTGCATGACTTCAACGCCCGCGGGATGGTGGCGCTCGATGATTGGGCCCGCCGAGTCGGCCATGCGACTGGTGGCCTGGCGGGTGTGCCGGCTCCTGCGATGCCCAGCCCGACGATGCCTAGCGGTAGACCGGCTGATCCTGCTGCCTCGATGAGCGCCACCCTCAAGAACAACCAGAACTTCTATCTGGTCGATGACCCGAACCGAATTTCGGACGCGGCCTTCAGCGATGCCGGCATCGAAAAGATGCTGGTGAGAATTTCCCGTGACCCGGCGCGCTTCCGCCAGGTCCTCAAACTAGGTTGAGCCCGAACCATGCCCAATGAAGTTGGATTCGTAGACAACAGCGGCGGCACGCTCGCCCATTACAAGATGCTGCAGCGCATCCGGGACTTCGCTTCGGCGAATGGGTACCAGGTGCTGCGGTACGACACGGTCCCGGCCAACCGGGAGTTGATCCTGAAGGCGCCCGGCCTGAGCGGTACCGAGGAAATCTACGTAGGGTTCCGTACCTACCAGGACGCCTCTGCCGACTATTACAACCTGCTCGCGGCGACCTTCACCGGCTACGTGGCCGGCAACACCTTCGACACACAGCCAGGCGCTCGCCTCTCAGGCGTACCGGCACACAACAACCGCATCGACTACTGGCTCACGCTCAATGGCCAGCGCATCGCCCTGGCCATGAAGGTCGGGACGCCGGTCTATGAGAGTGCCTACGTAGGCAAAATGCTGCCCTATGCACGGCCGAGCCAGTACCCGTACCCGGTTGTCTGCGCAGGAATGCTCAACGGCGCCGCCGCCACGCGCTTCAGCGATACCGCGCACTCCATGCCGTACAAGGGCCAGCGGACCAATATGGCCCTGCGCACAAACGATGGTTGGATACAGCCGTACTGCTACCCCTGGAACAACAGTGAGATCGCCAACACCAGCCTGTCGAGCTATGGGCAGATGCGGGACACAGGAGGCGTCTACTACCTCCTGCCCATTGAGCTGAACGACAACACCGCGAACCTCTGGGGCCGGCTAGACGGAATCTTCTACATCAGCGGCTTTAACAACGCGGTGGAGAACACCCTGGTTATCGATGGCGTCACCTATGTCGTCATCCAGGACGTGTCACGCACTTCCCATATCGACTATTACGCCATGCGGATGGACCCCTGATGAGCTACTACACCGGCACCGCGGCCGATCTCGCGGGACTTCGCCAAGCGTTGTTCGATGCCTGCACTACAGATGGTTGGACCCTGACAGGGGAAATCCTCAGTAAGGGGACCATGTTCCTGCGCGTTCAGATCGTCAGTGGTTACCTGACCTTCCTTGGCGGAACAGGCCAGTCTGCCGGCGCGCTGACTGGCGCTGCAGCAGCGGTGTCTCGAATCGGTACCCTGAACAGCCAGGCCGTAGCCTTCCCGGTGAAGTATGAGATTTTCTCCTTCTCCAGCGAGGTGTACCTGGTCATCAATTACAACGTCAGCTACTACCAGTGGGCAGCGTTTGGCAAGTCGACTGTTCAGGGACTGCCGGGTACCGGCATGTGGTTTGGGGCGTCCTGTTTTTCCAATCCTCCAAACATTCTGGCAATAACCCAAGCAGGCGGAACATCCAGTGGCTATTGCGTTCCGGCGTTGTTTCATCGGAATCGGAACAACGCGAATACAGGGGCTGCTTCTTTGGAGTCGCGAATCCACCACGGGCTAGACGGTCTGACGTGGTCGGACGGGGTCAGTGTGAGTAACCCTGGTGCTTCGGCAATTGACGCCACCACGCCGCTGCTGGGGCTTCTGCCAAACACCTGGAACAGCGAAGCGGTCCTGCTACCTATTCGCGTGTTCTACCCGCGCGCTAGTAACAAGACCAGTCTGCTGGCGGACCTGGAGCACGCCCGCTACACGCGGGTAGACAACTACACCCCCGGCGATCTCATTACGCTGGGTGGTGATCGCTGGAAGGTGTTTCCCTGGTACCTGAAGAACTCTGCCGCCCGCGACGGTGGGGGCAACATCACGCACACCGGGACTTTTGGGTGGGCTGTTCGATATGAGGGGCCCTGATGGCCGTCATCAGCGGGCAACTCACGCGAGTCGCGGGCGCCGGGATCACTAACCCGAACCTGACCAGTGGCCATAACAGCTTCGCCTGGGTGGCCATGCCCTTTGCGAGCACCGCAGCTCGCACACCAGGCGGATCGGTGATCGTTCCTCAGTACCCCGTGGACGCCAACGGTGTGGCCATCTCCGCACAGATGGCGCGCAGCTTCTTTGACGACTATTACAACCGCATCCATATCAGCCCCCAGCGGCTTGACCTGGGAAACATCGTCACCAGTCAGTCCTCATCGGTGCTGCTCTGGAATGCGTTCCTGGAGCCGAGAACTCTGCTGGAGATCGACGGCACTGATGAGGGCGTGCTGGTCAGTGGACAACCTGCACCGCCGATGCTGTTCGCAGCGCTGAAGGAACTGACCTGGCAGCTCAGCGTAACCCCTGATGGCCAGCCGGTACTGGACACTACGGTCGCCTGGCGCTTCGACAATGACGCGGTAGCGGGAATTCGCGTAACGGCTAACCGTATCGTGGCCTGGTCATTCGTGCCGGACTGGGGAGACAGCATTGTCGAGCGGCTCAGTTTCTCCACGGATATCCAGCAGAGTGAATCGGGGGTGGAGCTGCGCAGATCATTGCGGACGTCGCCGCGCCGAGAGCTTGAGGCCAGCATGTTCGCGGAGGGAATGGAACGTCAGTTGTTGGACATGGCGCTGTTCGGCTGGGGCTCGCGGGTGTGGGCTTTGCCGATCTGGCCCGACATCCAACTGCTGACAGGTCAGGTCACTGCGGGCTCCGCGCGCATCAACTGCAGCACCCAGTACCTGGACTTCCGCAGGGGTGGGCTGGCCATGCTGCGGGGCAAGTCTGCTTTCGAGTATGAGGTTGTCCAGGTGCAGGACATCGACGCTGCCGGTCTGACGCTTTCACGCGCTACTCAACAGACTTGGCCTGCAGGCTCCCGCCTGTATCCAGCACGCTCCGCGCAGTTGGTGGAGCAGCCCAGCCTCACCAGGCTGACCGACCAGGTGCAGTCGGCGCAGGTTCGATTCCTGGTAACGGAGGTGTCGGACTGGCCGGAAGTCATGCCAGCCACTCTCTACCGTGGCTGGCCAGTCCTGGAGCAACGTCCGGACGAGAACGAAGACCTCACCAGCAGCACACAGCGCCTGCTGAGTCAGCTGGACAACGGGATGGCCATCCCGTTGACCACGGATGTGGGGGGGCGCGCCTTCACGCTGCTGGGGCACCGCTGGTTAGGGATGGGACGCGCCGAGCGGTCGGCGTTTCGCTCGCTGGTCTATGCGCTGCGCGGCCAACAGAAAGCGCTATGGATTCCGACTCACGCTGACGACCTCACTATGGCTAACGCCATAACCGCCACTTCGCTTGTCCTGGACGTGCGCAACATCGGCTACACGCGTTTTGGCCAGCTTCGTGCCGGTCGCCGCGACATCCGCATCGAGCTGGTGGACGGGACTGCGTTCCATCGCCGGATCGTCAATGCCACCGAGCTGAGTGCTTCGGTGGAGCGTCTGCAACTCGACTCCCAGCTTGGCCAGGATGTCACGCTGGACCAGGTCGCCCGTATCTGCTGGATGGCGCTGTGCCGGAGCAACAGCGATGTGGTTGAGATCGAGCACATCACCGACAGCGAAGGCTTGGCCAGCAGCTCGCTGATATTCAAGAGGGTCCGTGACGATGAGTTTTGACAGCCGCGAACAATCGCTTGCCTCCGGGCAGCCAGTCCGGCTCTACCAGTTCAAGCGTGGAGTACTTCGCTGGTCCTATAACTCCAGCGACCGGGACATTACCTGGAACAACCAGATATTCCGCACCGTCCGTGGTGGCATCGGTGACAACGGGATCATCCAGTCTGGCGACCCTCAAGCCGATCAGTTCGTCATCGAGGCGCCGGCCGACCTCGATGTCGCCCAGCAGTACCGTGGTCGGCCGCCTAGCGATGAAGTCGAGCTAACGGTGTACGACCTTCACTACGGCGACAGCGAGGCGCTCATCTGTCTAGCCGGCAGTGTCTCAACGGTGAACTGGCCCAAGGTCGACACCGTGCGCATCACTTGCCTGAGCATCGAGGCGAGCATGGAGCGCCCAGGGCTGACCGACACCTATGGCCGCACCTGCAGGGAGGTGCTGGGGAGTACGCGCTGCAAGGTCAATCTGGCCAGCTACCGCGTCAACGGCCAGATACAGGCGCTCACGGGAACTACGCTCTCTGCCGCTGCCATGGCCGCCTACCCGGATGGCTGGTTCACCGCTGGCTATGTCGAATGGTCTGCAGGCAGCGGCAACTATGATCGGCGGCATATCACAAGACACCAGGGAACAGACCTGGTGATCCTGGGAGGTACTGCCGGCATGCCTGTCGCCGGCACTGTGCGGGTCTATCCGGGCTGTGATTTCCTGATCGAGACCTGCCAGGGCAAGTTTGGCAACAAAGACAACTTCCGGGGCATCAACAAGCTCCAGGGCGAATCGCCATTCGATGGCAACCAGGTCTGGTGAGGTGAGTTATGTGGCCACAAGTTCTTATTTTGGTTGCCAGCTACATCCTCAGTGCGGCTTTTGCTACGAAACCGAAGAAACCAAAGCCGACCGCATTCGAAGACATCGACTTTCCCTTGAGCAAGGAAGGCGAGGACATCGGTGCAGTGTTCGGCCAGAAGTGGAGCAAGAGCTGGATGGTGCTGACCGTGGGCAACTACTGCACAAAACCCATCAAGACCAAGGGGTCGAAGAAATGATTGTGACCGTCCAGCACCTGCACAGCGTTCCGACCTGGACCACCCGGCAGGGGTACTGCCATCGAGCCTGTCGCGAGTTCTTCAAGCGTCACGACCTAGACTGGCTGGACTTTGTCCAGAACGGCATCGACGAAGAGAAGCTCATCGCTACCGGCGACGCGCTGGCCATGCGCTTGGTAGAGCACGCACGGGAGGTCGGTGATGGGTGCTAACAACAAGGCGCAGACGGTCGGCTTCCGCTATTTCTTCGACATCCACATGGGGCTGGGTATGCCCCTGGACGAGGTCTGTGCCATCCGAGCCAGCGGCAAAACAGCCTGGACTGGGTCGATCACCACGAACGGCCAGGTGCGAATCGATAAGCCGAACCTGTTCGGTGGCGACAAGGGTGAGGGCGGCCTGGATGGCACCCTATACGTCATGTTCGGCGAGGAAGACCAGTCGGTGTTGCCCAAGCTGGCGTCGATGCTCGGTGGTTTGGTACCGGCTTTCCGTGGCATTACCACGGCTTTCTATTCCGGCCTGGTTACGTCGATGAACCCCTATCCAAAGCCCTGGGAAATCCTTCGCCGTGGCGGCAATCGGCTGTGGGATAGCGACGGCGCCTGGTACGCCGCCAAGCAATTCATCTGGCTGGCGGACAACCAGATCAAGGCCATGAACCCCGCGCACATCCTGTTCCTGATGTACACCGGTAAGCGCTTCCGGGGCCTGGCACGCAGCCGCATGGATGACGCAGCCTGGCGCGCAGCTGCAGACACCCTGTACAGCGAGGGCCTCGGCCTCTGCCTGGAGTGGAAACGCTCTGACACCTTCAAATCCTTCCGTGACACCGTCCTGGCACACATCAGCGCGGAAGTGTACGTAGACCGCCGTACCGGCCTGATCAGCATCAGGCTGCTGCGCAGCGACTACGACGTTGCCAGCCTGCCGCTGTTCGACGAGGACAGCGGGCTTCTGGAAATCACCCAGGAAGAGACCAGCAGCAGCGGCAGTGAGTCGGTTCCGAGCCAGCTGGTTGCCAAGTACGAAGACGCGATAACCGGTGAGACCCGCTCCGTTCGGGCAGTCAACAGCGCTGTCGCGGCCCGTGATGGTGGCCAATCGGTTGAGGAGGTGGAATACGTAGGGGCGCCCACCGCAGAGATCGCTGGGCGCCTCTGCCAGCGGGACTTGGTCATCAAGACTTCCGGTCTGCGGCGCTTCAAGGTGGTCCTGGATCGTCGGGGGCGTAATCTGTCACCCGGCCAGCCCTTCCGCGTCCGTTCGCTCAAGCGAGGTCTGGCGGCCGTTGTGGTCCGGGTCGGACGGTACGAAGATGGCACGCTCCAGGACGGCCGGATCACCATCACTGCCCTGGAGGATCAATTCTCCCTTCCGCTCACCACTTTTGTGGCGACGCCGCCTACTGGCTGGCTACCGCCAGATCGGGCGCCTTACGCGATCACCACGCGGCGCCTCTTCGAGCTTCCGTACCGCGAGCTGGCTGGCAGCATCGATCCGGCCAACCTGCAGCTGCTCGACCCCACGGCTTCATTCCTGGCAGCTGTCGCTGAGGCGCCCACTAGCCTCTCCATGAGCTTCAACCTGACAAACCGGGTCGGCACCTCGGGTGAATACGTGGATCGTGGGGCGGGCGACTGGTGCCCGACTGGGTTGCTGGTAGCCGCGCTTCCCCAGGAAGCTGGCCCTACCACAGCCATGGTCACCAGCGCTTCCCGGCTAGACGACATCCTCGTCGGGATGGCGGCGATGGTCGACGACGAGGTGGTCCGTATCGACGCTGTGGACGCGACCACTGGCGCGCTGACCCTCGCCAGGGGCTGCGCAGACACCGTGCCGACAAACCATGCGGCGAGCGCCAGGCTGTGGGTCTATGACGGTTTCGAGAACGTCGATGAGACGGCCTACGCCCAGGGCGTGGTACTGCAGGCCAAACTGCTGACCAACACCAGCGTTGGCCAGCTCGACCCGCTTCTGGCGGCGAATGACAGCTATACCGCGCAGGCACGGCAAGGCAGGCCGTATCCACCCGGCAAGTTCACCATTGGAGGCCTCGCTTACCCGGCCTCGATCACTGGGGACATAGTCATCGGCTTTGCCCATCGTGACCGCCTGCAGCAGGCGGACCAGCTCATCGACACCACCATGGGCAACATTGGACCGGAGGCCAGCACCACCTACAGTGCGCGAGTGCTACGGGCGGACACCAGTGCCGTGCTGGCCAGCCAGGCCGGTGTGACGACCACCTCAATTACGCTGGCCACAACCTACGTCGGCCAGGTCATCGTTGAGCTGTGGGCCGTGCGAGGCAGCACTGCCAGCCTGCAGCGCCACCGCTGGACATTCAATCACAGCAATCCGCCGACTCCCTGAGTCGGTAAAAGGAGGGCGCTGCCAGCGGGTGCTCGAACACCCGCTGGCAGCGCCAACAAGCAGGACTGATCTGCAAGCCAGCCAAGGCCCTCCCGCTCGCGCGAGCGCGGCGAGCCTAGCAAAAATGAAAAGGCTTTGCAGAGGATGAAAGAGATACGTTGTGGCGGGTGCAACCGCCTTCTGGCCCGAGCAGGCCAATTTGATCATATCCAGATCAAGTGTCCGCGATGCCGGACACTGAATCACCTGAAGGCCGAGAGCCTCCTGCAAGCGCCGCCGAGCGCACCATGCCGCCAGGAGGCATCATGTCCGCCCAACCCATCATCCCCTGGATAGGGGGCAAGCGTCGGCTCGCCGACCGCATCTTCCCGCTGTTTCCTCGTCACTCCTGCTATGTTGAGCCGTTCGCAGGAGGGGCGGCTCTCTTCTTCCTGCGGCCGGTACCGGCCGAGGTCGAGGTGCTCAACGACGTCAACGGCGACCTGGTCAATCTGTACCGGGTTGTCCAGCACCACCTGGAGGAGTTCGTCCGGCAGTTCAAATGGGCGCTCAGCTCCCGCCAGGTCTTCAAATGGCTGCAGGACACGCGCGTGGAGACCCTGACCGACATCCAACGCGCGGCCAGGTTCTACTACCTGCAGCAGAGCGCCTTCGGTGGGCGTGTGGATGGCCAGAGCTATGGGACGGCCACCACGCAACCGCCAGGCCTCAACCTGCTGCGGATCGAGGAGGCGCTCTCAGCCGCTCACCTGCGCCTGAGCAACACCTACGTCGAGCATCTGACCTGGCAGGACTGTCTGAAGCGCTACGACCGCGAGCACACGCTCTTCTACATGGACCCGCCATACTGGGAGACCGAGGGCTACGGCGTGCCGTTCGGCTTCGAGCAGTACCTGGAGATGGCCGAGATGTTGAAGGGGCTCAAGGGCAAGGCGATCATCAGCCTCAACGACCACCCGGACATCCGCCGCTGTTTCGCCGGCTTCCATATCGAGGCGACCGATATCCGCTACACGGTGGGCGGCGGCAAGGGTAGCGATGCCAGGGAGGTACTGATCTTCAGCTGGGATATCCAGGCCGAGCCCGCCGGTCTGTTCTGAATGGGAGGCCTGATGGCCAGATACGTGAGTGCCGCCGCTTACGAGGTCCGCAAGCCTGACGGGACTGTCGTGGCGCGGATCATCCGCGGCGTCTACCTGCAGGCCGACCCCATACACCAGGGCGGCTTCGACCCTTATTACGCCGGCACCGTGATCACCGGCGACAACGGCGAACGCATCGTCCACATGAGGATAGGTCCGCCCCTTGGCGTCATTGAGGGGCGGACCCTTGTTACCGGCTCGGGTGAGCGGTGGGAACTGGTGGATCTTCCAGGGCTAGGGTCCCGCGTCGAGGATCCCGACGTGTTCCGGAACATGCTGATGCGGCGTGAGCTGGCGATTGAGATGGGCGACCTGCGGAGGGTCACCTGGCTGGATGTGCAGATTGAGTCGGCCGCCTGGATGGTCTGCCCGGACTGCGGCGATCGGTTCGGTGATCGCGACGACTGTCCTACCTGCCAGGGGCAAGGGATCGTCCCCGACCCCTGA